TGAAATATAAATAAATTTTCTGCATCTTCTTGAGATATTAATTTTGGTTTTAATTCTCCAAAAGTTTGCGATAAAAATCCAGCTTGTTCAACTGCTTTAACTTGCCCATCATTGGTTTCATTTAAAACTAATCCTTGCTCAAGCAATCTTTCGTTTAGCTCATTATATTCTTCATGTAATTCTTTTATTTTATTTTTCTGAGCAGTAACCCTTGCCTCTAAGGCAACAGAGCTATCAATCATACTAAAATCTATTTGATTGGTCTTTTCTTTTTCTTTTGCAAGGGCAACTTCAAGTTCAAAAAGCTCTTTCTGTGCATTTGCTAATTCTTTTAAATTTTCCTGGAGAATCTCATTTGCGACTTGCAGTTTAATTTGTTTTTCAAATTCAACATTTGATTGCTTTTGCATACCAACCAAATCTTCAATAGATGCTGTTTGCAAATCTGTATTTCCAATTAATTTTGGAAAATTTTTATTTAAATCTTCAATAATTCTTTTGCGTGTAGTTTGTTGGATATTTACATCTTTTAACATTTCAATCAAAAAGTTAAACTCTTGTGATTGCTCTCTTGTTTTTTCAGATGCTGGAACCTCAATAAAACTTCTTAAAGAATCAGCAGTTTCTTTTATTGATAAAATAACATCTTTTGAGCTAGGTAATAATTTTTGGCCAAAAGCATTAGCAAGTTGTGCAACAGAGTCTTGCATATTTGAATATGCTCCATCAAAAGTTTGCGATAAAAGGTCCGTTGCTCCAGCTATACCAAATGATGGATTTTCAATTGATTCTTGCAATGCTGCTCTAAATTCTGGAAGTGATAATTTTGTTAAATCATCAACACCAGTTTTTAATTTTATTAATGTTAACTCTCCCCTATCTCTTAAAACATCAGCAGCTACAGCACCACCAGCAAAGGCCCTACCAAAAGCAGCCGCAGCATCCACAACATCAACTCCCATGAACGCAGCCAGGTCAGTAACTCCTTTTAATGTCTTTTCACTATCTGCTCCAAATGCCTCTAAACTTGCACCAGCCTCAACAACTCTATCAAGTTGAAAAGGTGTAGTTGCTGCAATAGCGTTGAACTTATCAAATAATTGTCCGCCTTTGTCTACGCTACCAGTTAATGCATTTAACCTAACTCTTAACGATTCAAACTGTGCTGCTGTCCGTACTGCGTTTGTTCCGATACCAATCAAGGCCCCACCAAAAACGGCTGGACCAATCAACCTTGCTGCACTTGCTGCCGTTGAACCTAAACCAGAAATCTTATCATCAACTTGGCCGACTTCTCTTTTGGCTTTATCTGTGCCTTTTACTCTAAAGACTAAATCAAATATTTTTCCGAGTGCCATTTTTACTTTCTTTTTTATTTATTTCATTCATCTCATTTTCAATGATGGTCCAGCAATCCAATCTGAAAGCTGAAATATCATCAAGATTCCCTGGAGATATTCTCCAGTTTTTAATCCAATGGAATTCATTCATAATATCAATCATCCATGAATCAATGAAAAAATTAGGGGAGGCAAATAATGGAACAAGCTCAAACAACATGTGGCCCATAGTTCTTGACTTTGAAGTTTTAGCAAGTTCAGAGATTGCTTCAACTTCTTTCCATATATCCGCCTCTTCCCTAAAATGAATGTAATTGAGCGATAAGGGGGATTGAGCAACATAAGGAATTTTCTCAAATCGCTCTATTGGTTCCAGTTTGTAGTAAGAAAGCCAAACATAGAAACTCAATCCCCATCGTCTTTTTTTTCCAAACCCATATATTCTTTGAATATGGTTTGCAGAACCTGGTCAACCTCTGTCATTGATAAGCCATTCAATTCGGTTTCTCCGACTCCAGCAATTTCTGCAACTCTTTCAAGGACATCATAATAATTATCTGGATTTATCTTTCCATCCCAAAACGCTTTTGCATTTAAACGATGCAATTCTCTACGCTCTTTGTAGGTTATTTCTTTTATATTATATTCTTTTCCAAGAGCTTTGATAATCATGCTTTACTCCTTAATCTAAATCAACTCTAAATAAATTTTCAGAGCCATCAGCAGTTCCCTCATAAGTCAACTCAACCATCATTCCTTCTTCTGCTCCCTCAATCGAAAGGTTGTGGCCAGTTAATACCGCCTGGAGAACTTCAAATGCAAAGTTTCCAGAACCAACAGTTGCGTTATCAGAAAGAATAATTGGAGCCTCGCCAGTACCACTTCCATCGGTTGGATTAGTTAACATCTCAGCAAGAAAAGCATCAGAGTTTCCATCATAAAGAACTGTTATTCCACCAGAGCAAGTTATTTCTCCAGCTCTTGAATAAACTTCTGGTTCTGCACTTGAACCTTGATAGCCAACTCTAACCATAGGATAATTGATGTCGATGTTAAATGCTTTTACAACAACATCTGAGCCGTTTACTGTTTTAGTAGTACAATCATAAATTGTTTTTACAAATACTGTTTCAGAACCAGATGGAACTACTGATGATGATGCTGTTGAAACTGCGTAACCAGATACGAAAGTTCCAGATGCGACAAGCCTTCCGCCATTTGCAGTTGTATCAAGTGAAAAACTTAAATTTGTCAAACAAGCTGAGTGCATGGTTCTATCTTGACCAGCCTCTTTGCCAGAATCTAAATTCTTTAAAATGATAGTTGCCATTTGCCCAGTTGTAGCTGCATGCTTATAAACAGCTGGTTCAAAAGTTCCAGCCATTCCATAAGGGGATGAAGTGTCCTCAGAAATCAATTCTAATAGAATTTGAATTCCTTGCTTATGAGAACAAACCCATTCAAAGTTAAAAGATTTTGTTGAACCTTTTTCACTAACATAATGGTCCGTTGGTTTTTTAATTTGTTGCCCAGTTCTTAAAGTCCTATCAGTAACCAAACCACCAGCGAAATCAATATCTGATATAGTTACAACATCAAGCTCAACAAATTCTGAATTTGTAGTTGTTGCAGTTCCCATTGCAACTGGGGTTGATGCGTTTGATTGACGGCCTAAGAACAGAGAGTATTTTTTTCCAGAATAAACTTGACCAGATATAGCCATTATTTATCTCCCTTCTTTTGTTTTGTTTCTTCAATCAAGTAGCCTTTTTCAACCAATCCTTTAATCGGTTCAAGCTCTACTGATTCGCCTTTTTTTAATTTTTCCCATTTTTCTTTACCAAGTCGATAATAATTCATCGCCTTACTAATTCTTTTGAAAAGTGGGCCACCTTTTACTTTTATCATGTTAACTCCATTACATTACATAAAAAATTTGCTTCAAAAATTTGTAAATCTCTTTTATCCTCAGATTCGCTCCTGGTAGGATTATAATCAATCTCAGCAATCCTTGCATTATGCCATCTATAAGTTACAATGCTGCTGAATACATCTGCCAAAGTTCCAAAAGGCAAATCAAGCTCTGCGAAAGTATTATTTTCATCTTCATATTTTGTATTATTATTTATCAACCTTGTCAGCCTCTCTCCTTTATCAGAAAGATAATCAAAAATGCTTGTTCTATAATTTATCAATCTGGGTTTTCTTAAATAATATCTAATCAAAACTTGGTATTCTCTTAATGAGCCTCCAGCGTAACTTTCCAATAAAGTTGCATCTCCTGGAATTACACTAAAGAATTGAGGCGACCTATTTCTAAATCTTTGAGGGTCTTCAAATAATACTGGGGTTCCAACGTATTCCGTTTGTAAGATGTCAGTCAACGCATCAATTACTCTTCTGTGATTTGGTTTGAATACTATTGCCATTAATATCTCTGGGCTTTTGCAGTTCTAATTGGGTTTTGAGTTTCTGGAACGCCAGTAACCATATCAACAAACCAATAATCTCCAGCAGTAAAAACTCCCTGGGATGCTTTAAATTTTGTTCCAAAGGCCAAAGTATCATATCCGCCAGTTAAGGTTTCGCCAGTTACAACTTCCTGGGTTTGCAAACCATCATCGTTCCCAGCAAGAACTTTATAAATAATTGATGATGTAGTTCCATAGGATAATGTTCCTCCAGTTGTTATCTCGATTCTAACAATATCCGTTCTGGTTGGCTGACCTTGAATGTCAACAATGCTGCCAGTTGTGGAGCCGTTAATATTAACTGGAGTAATAAGGCCCTGGGAGCGGTCTGCTGAAAATTCGTGGTGTAGCTTAATAAATCCATCTCTTACGAGCTGCAACATTCCTCTTGGCTCATCTTCGCTATTATATCGCTCTTCAATCTCATTTGCGAGTTCATTATCAAATGGCCGAACCATCATTGCAACTGCTATCGCTGCCGTACTGAGAATGATAACCTCATCATAATTCCTGGTTGATTCTCCTTGATAGCCTACACCAATTTTTTTATAAATAGGTTTTGAAACAATTGAACGGCAGATTTCAGATGCAGAGTTTCTTGCAACATCAACTGTCGTTGAAAAATCCGTTCCAGCTTCAATCGTGTGATTAGTTTGCGGATTTGCGTTTGAAAATAAATAAACAACATCCGCTGAACTATCATAAAAATATTTACCATCTGAATCAACAGAGGCCAAATCTGTTACGCTTGTTAATTCATTTCCATCTCTGTATAAAACATCTACTCTCCCAGAACTTGTTGATTTATAAACATTTCCAGAGTGTATTGCCCAAATGGTCAAAACTGTATTTCTGTTATATTCTCCTAATGATGGGAGAATTCTTTGCATATCCTCATGGGTACAAAATGATTCTAAATATGTTGTCATGCCTCGGCTTCCTCTATATTCATAAATGGGTTATGATGTATCATTTCCAATTCTGGAATAAATTTACATCTTTCAATAATTTCTGTTAAAATGGTTACTGTTCTGCTGCTGGGGTCAATCAAGTCTAATGCCTGGACAGATTTAGCAAGTTCTCTAAGTGTGTTTAGATTCTCTATATAATTATCTTCCATCAATGAATTTTCCTCTGAATGTTGTTTTTCCTTTTACTATATCAATCACTTCAACTCTAAAATTACCATCGCTGAACCAGGTAATATGGCCAACAGCGTGTTGCCAATTATGCATCCTCCCCTTTAACCATTCATTTTTTTCACTTGACATATCTTTTAAATTTCCCATGCTCCAGGCTTTAACTGTTCCATCTAATCTTCCGATTGCTGAAGAAGTAACATCGTGAGTATGACCATAAACCAAATTTCCATAAACTTCTGCATGTTTTTTTGCGTGGCTAATATTTACATAAGCTCCATGAATAAAAGATAATTTTCCGATTCTTAAAGGCTTGTTCATAGGATAAAATTTATAACCCCTCTCATCCCATTTACATGCTTTTCTAAATGTAAAATCTTCCATGTATGGATATTTATCAACAAAATTATTTAACCAAAAATCATGATTGCCCTCGCAAATATACCTTTCTTTACATTTAATTTTATCCAATACTTTATCAAACTGGTCAATTCCTTTATTAACATCTTCAATCTCTTTACAAATATATGGCAGCTGATACTCCAGGGGCGGTTGTTTTGTTTTACCTTTCCAGGATGAAACAGATTCCCATTCTCCAACATCTCCCAGATTAATGAAAATATCTGGCTTTGCCACCTCCAAGATTTTCAATGCACAATTGACCGCTTGTTGGTCATGGATTGGGAAATGCTGGTCTGGAATTACAACAGCTGTTTTAGTTATCATATTTTTGTATTAATTCAATATAGTGTGCCTCTGTACCTTTACCCATTTCTGTATTGTAATGCTTTTTCCAAAATGCAGCTCTTTCTTCAAGTGTCGATGGAAGTGGCAATGGAATCCTCCATAACTTCAAACGGCAATGAATAATCGCTGCTGCAATATTGGTTGTTAAAATCCAATTCCATGTATCTTCATCAGTATTGACCCAATAAGACTCATGGAGGTTTGATGCAAAAGAAAATCTTTCAATCAAGTGCTTTCTATATGCAATATAATTTTGAATATTATCTAAGCAGCTTGAAACTTCAACTTGCCAGAAACTTTTTGCTGGGCCATCTCCAAGTTGTTTTAAATATTCATACCTGGATTCAACCAGGCCAATCTCATAAACAAAATCAACTGCATCTTGACTTAGATACTTGCCCTTCATTAAATAAAGAGTTTCTTTAATGATTTCTTTTATCTGAGTTTGATTAATCACTTTTAAAAGCTGCTTCCATTACCTTTGCCATTACATCCAACATAGTTCCAAAAACTTTTTCTTCAAGATTCTCATCTATAATCGGAATGTTAACCTCTCTGTTTAATGCATCTCTAAGCATTTTTCTGTTTTCTTCAATTGCCATCCAGGCTGCTATTTCTTTACCCATTTTTTAATTCCTTTTTTATTTTAATTATTATATAAATAATGGTACAGACCGAAACCAGCATTTGCAAAACCATAGGCAATGCGGTCCACCAAATACCAACTCCAACAAATCCATTTAGAACTGCTTTTGTTGAATCTATCATTTTCCAGCTCTTCTTCTTTGTTTTGAGCCTCTGCCATTTCCAATTTTTGATTCAATGTAATTCATCTGGTCGCTTAAGTCATCAGCAAGAGTTGAAAATTTTTCTAATATTTTTAGCTCATGGTCTGCGATGGATTCTTTTAGAATATTCTTTGCATCTATCAGCTTGATAATTATTTCATGCAAATCATCAATCTTTTTATTGAGTTCCATAGTCATCCAGCGAAATGTCATCCAAAGAATTCCAGCTGCAAGACCAGCAAAGCCGATTTCGGTCCAGTTTTCAATCAATTTACTTCTCTTCTTCCTTTGTTAAAGATTCTTTGAGAGAATTAACAAAAGCAGATTTTCCAAACTGCAATTGCTGCAAATTAAATTGAGTTGTGTTAATCTTTCTATCTAAATCAGCTATATGATTAATCATAACTTTCTGTTCATCGCTCATTGAATCTATTTCATGCTCTTCGCCATCAAGATTCAAAACTGGCTTTTGTTCTTTTTCTTTTTTTGCCATTTTATGACTCCTTTTTTTTATTTATTAACTGAGCTACTATCACCCAGCATTAATTTAATTCTTACGATTGTCGTATCTATTTCAAACATATTTTCATATATCTCTTTTTCAATTTCTTCTTGAGATTTTCCAAAATAAAAATCATCACAAGCCCAAACGAATACACACATAAAAAACAAAGTAGTAACCACAGTATAAACAATCGTAATGTATTTTTTAAAAGACTCATTCATTTTATTTTTACTTGCTCATATTCTTGATGCACATAGCAATAATATCTGCCATCTCTAACTTTTAATTCGTAGAAGTGCTTATTGCCCTCTGTATCTTTTATTAAAAGTCCATTATCTGGTCTTGTGCCAGCACATCCATAAATAGTAACCATTCCTGTTAACAGCAGTCTTCGCATTTCTTTTCTAATTTTTCTACTTTTGCTGATAGCTCTTGAATTGCTTTTAGTAAAACTGGAATCATTCCATTGTAATTAAGACTTTTAAATTTTTGTTCTTCTGTATCATGTATAGAATTTTCAAGAATTAATTCTGGAAAGTGTTTTTCAACTTCTTGAGCAATTAAACCTATTTTTACAGTATCCATACCCTCTTTTATATCTCTTTTGTATTTATACTTAATAGGTTTTATACCACTTAAGACATTTAAAATATTTGGCAATTCCTCAATATTTGTTTTAAGGTTTATATCTGAAGGTGAATAACTACCAGCTATTGTTAGATTTCCACTTGTATCTAAAGTTAATTTTGTTGATTCATTTGTGCCTCCATCATTAGATGCTGTTGCCATTATATACTGGTGGGAATAAAATGCTCTTATTGAGTTTCCATCTGATGCTATTATAGTATTAAAAAAACTGCCACTATTGCTATCTTGTTTTCTTAAACCTAAAGAAGGATTTGAACCTTGAACTACAAAAGATGGTGTAAATCCTGGATAATCAGTACCTGCCCCAACTTGAACATTTCCACTACTACCAGCAACACTCATTCTTATTGAATCATTAGTCGATATTGTTACATTTTGTGCATCTGTGGTTCTTATATCAAATCCATTAGCATTTGCTTTAAGTTGATTTGCTAAATATTCTGTTCTAAAGCTTCCAGCAGATGCAACCCTTATTCTACCATCCCCAGCACCATGTTCTATATTTACACCACCATTGTCATCACCATCTACTGTTTGCAATGCAGTATTGCCAAACTGACCAGTGCTTGCTTGGTCAATTTTAAAAGATGCAAGATTTGTAAGTGTCAATGACTCAGCATCTGGGTCAAGAGTAAATGTTACAGCTTTACCACTACCAGACTGATTAAAAGCTCTCATTGCAAAAGCAACATTCTCACCATTAGTATTTTCTTGTATTTTTAATTTACTATCTGGGCTACAGCCTATACCTACATTCCCATCTGGCAATAGTGTTAGAACACCACCATTTGCTATATTTTGCTCAGATATATTTGAGCCAAAAGTTAGAGAATTAGTAGAGCCATTTCCCTCAAAAGAAAGTTCCCATCTATCATTCCCATCTTCTTGAACAGTTAATACATCATATCTACCAGCATCAGCACCATTAGTAATTATTGCATTACCCTCAT